AAGAGTGGTTTCCCCACTCTCTAAACTTTTAGACTATTAAATTCCGTATTTGAAGACTACTTTATTCAAAAAGTTAAATTATTAAAATGGTAACTCATCTTCACATAAATAATTCTCAACATGATCCTTTGCGTCACTAATTGAGTATTCTTCAATCATTAATTGAGGAGTATTCATCCCTCTAAATGAGTTTACACTCGCTGTGCAAATCAAGTCAAAGTACATAATATCTGGTGCAGTAACGATTTCATTCTTTTGTTCTTCTTTAAGGAAAAACTTAACACAATCAATTCCATTGACATTAATTTTCAGTGTATTACCAGTTTTACCAATTAATTTTATATTTTCTTTTCTAACTAAAATATTTTTTAAATGAATTAATGGTTCATCAATTCCATTACACCACATATCTTTATTGTTAGCTAAGGTATGAATAATATTGCTATCTAAGTTATTTGTCCATTGAAAGTCCGCTTCATACTCAATATCAGATAAGTTAACATCTATAAGTTCACTTTCAATAGCTTTTAAAACTTCTAAAGCGTCTGATACATGAAACTCTACACCAAAAGCATTGGCATGGCCTTTACAAGTGAATAAACCTGTATCAGTTAACATTTTATTTAAATCTGGAATAGGACTATTATTTATATTACGACCTGAACCTTTAAAGTATTCCCCTATTCTTTTAACCATTAGCACTGGTCTACCATATTCTCTAGCTAATTTCATAGCAATTAAACCATTTAAACCATTATTTTCAACAATACCAGTTGAATTAACAATTAAGATTTTATGCTTATCTGATCCTTTTTCTTTAATGCGTTCTTTAATCTTATCTAATACTTCATTTTCTTGTTTCTTTTGTCTACGTTTAACTGCCATAGCACGTAGATAGGCTTCTTCACTTATATGTAAGTCCATTTTCTTACGTTTATTATGTATAGTATAATCAAATTCGCACATACCATGAATTACTTGTGTTAACTCATCTTGTGTTCCCATTCTAAATACTGCATTGATTGTTGGTGCTACATTGAAACCAATATCTTTAGCATTTAAATCGACACCTTGCTCAAGATTACTACTTTTATTAATAATCATTTTTAACATTAAACTATCAATATTTTCTTTTCTTAAACCATCTCTCATCATATAGTATGCACCTAAATCATGAGCAAAGTTTGCCCTATCCGCAACTAAACCAATTGCAGCTAAGTCTTTTAAGTTTACTGTTAAATCTGTTCCTAAAAGCTCACAATAAGCTACACAGAATAAATATGTCATTGCTGAACCAGTTAAAGCTTTGTTTTCAAATTCATCACTTAATTGGTTGTTTATAATAATAGCTTTACTATCTTTGTTTTTTGGTGCTAAGTGATGATCAATAACTAATGTATTAATACCTTTATTATATAATTCTTCGTGTTGCTCAAAGTCTGAAGACGCTGAGTCTGGAGTAATCAATATATCCCCACTTGTCATTCCATGTTCTAATACTCTTTCAATATTAATACCATGAGACTTATTTAGTGGAGGAATAACAATAATACGCTCTTTATCAAATTGTAACTGTTTAGTTAAGAATTTATACATTATTGAGCCACTAGCTAAACCATCTTGGTCAGCGTCAATTAATATACCAATCTTAGCATTGTCATCATCAATCTTACTCTTTAACGATTTAACGCCTTCTTCAATATCTTCTAATTTCTTCCAATCTGGTTGCAATTCTTCAGTTGGGCTTATATATTTCTCATAATCTTCTTCCTTAATACCTCTATTAGATAAAATATACTCAAGAGGATCAAGGTTCGGAGTATACTCTCCTTTAAGCTTTACTTTCATTACTAGTCCTCATTTCTAATTTGTTTTAAAGTTAAAATATGTTTATCCACTTTCATCATCTCTTCTAATTCACTCTTAGTAGCGTCTAAAGGACTATCTTTATAATTCAAGACACTGTTAGTATCTGTTAGATGATAAGTTTGAATATAGGGAGCAAAAAGCTTTCCTATTTTCTTAACTTTCTTCATATACTCATCGAACTCTGGTGTATCTACTTGCATATATTCTTTATCAATAGCAATAATCACTTCTTCAATACCAAGATTTAATAATAATTCGGCTTGATATTTACTCATGTTACTGCCACAAATAGCTACAACAAAATTATCCTCTCCATAAAAAGTATCAGAAAATAGGCAAGATTTTTCTCCTTCTACAATCATTGCTTTCTTTCGTTGAATGATTGCTTCTTTATTTTGATATAAACCATATAAAGCATATCCTAAGGGATGGTTATAACCTGTATCATTTATATAAGTTGGTATGTATTTTGCTTTTTTAACGAATTCTTTATCCCAATTTCGACTTCTTATTCCAATAAGATTACCCTCATGATCGTGATGAGGGATAACCGTTTGAAACATTTCTGGGTAGAATTTTATTTGATATTTTTCCATTGTTTCTAAACTTATCCCAGCTTGATACCAAGCTTTAGGATAAATTTCATCAAAATATGTAAGTATTCTTTCATTATGTATCTTCAATTGAGGTTGTACTTTTTCTTTTTTCTGTATTTTGTTCAACCAGTCCCAATCATGTATCTTTTTAACACTCTTTTGTATACCTTTAACCTTGCTAGTCAGATTAATGTTAATTTCAAGTATTTTTCCTAAAGTTGTAATACAATCAATAAATGAATGAGCTTTCCCTTCCATTTTTAACCGCTTCTCTATTAGTGTGAATACATCGAATGATCCACAACCTGTATAACAGTGAAACAATTGAGTTTCTGGATAATAGTACAATTTATGTGAACCACCTGTTTTATTGTGACAGATAGTTTCGGCTATTATTTCACCATTTTTCCCTTCAGTTCCTTCTGCGTTATAATACGCTAATACTTTTTCGATATCATGATTAGTTAGTGATGATTTGAATTTATCTTTATCAAACATGATAACCACCTTCTAACTAAAATGGTAATGCTTCTTCTACTTTTAACTCTCGCTCTGGAACATTTAATAACTCATCGTTATCATTAGTCATGAATAAATCTTCCATTCGCATTGTGTCAAAATCTATGTATAAATATAATTTTCCTTTAAACTTAGAATGTCGGTTTTTGTATATGTGCCAAATCATATTAGGTTTCTTCTTAATACCTTTAGCTAAGAATTTTTCTATTACCTTATCGTCTTCTTTAGTTGGTCTAGTCATAATACAAGCCTTTGTAAATTTATCGGCCATATTCTTTGCACCACGTAAAACGTTTTGGTCAAGTTTCTTACTATGTTGAATTTCTCCACTAACTTGAGTAGACGTAGACAAATGGAAATTATATTCTTTTGCTAATTCCGCCAAACCAGCAGCAAAGATACCTAAAATCATATCTTCACGAGTAGTCATTCCTCTTGTTTTACTAGCGATGTCCATCATAATTTGGAAGTTCAAGTGAATATAATCAAAGAATACATAATCAACATCATACTGTAATGCATACTTTTTAATGATAGTGTTGATTGTGGTAGGATCAAACTTAGGTACATATTCAATATAGAATGTTTGGCACTCGTTTAAGTCCTTAATAGACTGCTCAACAATTCCAACTTCTTCATTCGTTAAATCAAAATCACGAATTCTCTCTTCTTTTACACCAGATATATAAGCCCATATTGTCGGTTCTAGCTCATCTTGTTCCATCTCTGTTGTTATGTATAATACTTTCTCAGCTTTACCTTTATCTTCCCACTGTTCAGTTTCCCAGTTATACCAACGATTAATAGCTAAATCAGTTGCTTCTCCTAAAGATGTTCTTGATTTAAATGTATTGGTAGCAGCTGAACGTAACATAGAAGCACCTAATAGATTACCTCTAAAAATACTATTTTGAAGTTTTCCACAGGTTGTTACACCATATTGAGCAGCATTTTTAAACGAGTGGAATAAATCAATACCATTTTCACCAGCAAAACCTCCATCAGTTTCATAACCGATTTTAAATTTACTAGCAAAATCATTCACTATTCTTTCATAGTGATCAATAATGTCATCAACTGACATCTTTTCAAATCTCATTTGGAATGCCTCATTCTCTTCTCTATTGTCTGAGACTTCATATACACCTTCTAACGAGAAACCTTTGTCTACTACATCTCTAAGTAATGAAAACTTTCTTATTCTTGAAGCGTAACGATGGTATGAGTCAGTGTTAGCTAACGTCTCTTCTATACTGTATAAGAAATCAATACCATCATTCTCATTGTAAATTTCGTATAAGTTATCATAATGACTTAAAAACTCATCTATATTTGCTGGAGTAATTGTAGTTAGTCCATCTTGATATAAATTATAAATTGCAGCAAAGATAACTTGGTAAAACTTGGTTTCACCTTTTATGTAAAAATCACTTCTATCTAACTTGATAGAATTACTTTCTAATAATTCTGGCTCTTTCATTAAACAAGCTAATGCACTACATATAGCTTTGGTTGGAAACAAGTTCATATTTTCATATCCACCACTTTCTTAGATTTCTAACATATTGATCGTTTTATGTTTTCTACGTTTGTTTTCTTTTGTCTTTTTAATTGTTACGACTTTAGTTTCTGTTTCTTCTATTTCTTTATGTTGTTTTTCTATTCGTTTTAAATTCTTATAAAAGTCTGAGGCCTCATCATACACATATGGTACAATTCCAATTCCTCTTGCATTCTCTGTTGAATGATTTTGTATATTAAAAAAGTAATCTAGCGTTAATGCAATGGCTTTATATCTGTAACCATATTCTTCATGCAAGTTTTTTATTTGTTTTAGTATTAAGCCTGTTGGTTTTTCTATATCAAATAGCTCTAATATAAAATCAATCAGTTCTTTTCTCTCTTGTTTATCTCTCTCTTTGATTATGTCCTCTTCGGTTTTGTTTTCTTCAATTTCGATCAAATGTTCTTCTAAGCACTCTTCATGCCAGTATCTTCGACCTTTTTTAATCATACCGTCTTTGTTATCTTCTTCTTTACAATGAGGACACTTAACTAGTCTAGCCATAAGCATTCCACTTCCTCGTTTAAAAGTAGTCCAGTAACTCTAAAGCTACTGGACTTCATAATTACATCACTTATTTCTATAAATTTTCGTTTAATTCATCAATCAAGATAGATACTGCTTCAACTTGACGTTCTTTCAAGTCAGCTACTTTAACATCTACACCGAATGTATCTTCCATAGCTTGTGTAAATTCTTCTAATCTATCTGCTTTCAGATAAGTTTTTCCTAATTCTGTTAATTTTTCTTTTAATTCTCCAAAGTCTAATTCTTCAGATTTAGTATTCTCAACGAACTCATCATATGAAACTGTTGTTCCACCTTGTTGTTCTTCACGTTCAATACCTTTAATAACTGCTTTTTCTAAGTTCTCAGCAGTGAATGGTTCAATTTTGTTAGGCATTAAGTCAAATCTAGAACGTGCGAAGAATTCTTCTGTTTCACGAACATATCCAGTAGATAAAACAACATTTCCATCTTCATCAACGCCATTAGACTTGATATAAACTGTTATATCAACTAAGTCTCTTACAATACCCATTGAACGACTATCACCAGCCGGAATAATTTGATCAGTATTCTTATCTACTGAAGTGTGACCAATGAAAACCACTGTATATCCACAAGAAGTTAATTTATCAATTTCTAACCAGAATTCTTCTTTGTAGTTTGACCATAAGCCGAAACCACCATTACCACTTGCAATATCCTTCGCACCATGTGCATTTGCTACATATTTCTGACAGTACATAGAAGCAATATCTACTGTATCGAAAATGATTGTATCGTATAACTCACGGGCTTTATCTTTATCTTTACCTGTAAATTGTTTGTTTAATTTTTTGAAGTCTGACCATTTTGTAATATAGTTAAAAGGAATACCAGAAATTGCGTTCAAACCTTTTTCAAAACCTAAGTAGAATGGTTTACTTAATTTTGTAGCGTTCAAAGTCTTACCTACCGAGTTTGATCCATATAATAAAATCGTTTTTCCTTCTAAACCTTTTGGTACTACTGATAATGTTGGACTAAAAATATCTAATGACATATGTATATCTCTCCTATTGTGTTTTTTATTGGTATTACTAGGGAGAATTGCTCTCCCCAGTTTTTATATTATGTATGTTATTTCTAGATAAAACTGTGATTTTATTCGATGATTAGAGATGATTAAAATGGTAAATCGTCATCATCAATTTCGATTGTTGGTTTAGCAGCTTTAGGTTTGCTAGTTGCTACACCTTTTTTAACTTCTGTTTTCTTAGTTCCATTAGTAGAAGCTTCTACTTCTGTTTTCTTATCTTCGTATTTTTTGTTTGCTTCTTTAATTTCTTCTTCAGTGATGTATTTTGGATCATCCTCATCTTCAATTGGAATAATACCTTCAACTAATAACTTACGTTCTACTTCACGTCTAGTATCAACAATTGCTTTACCGATACCAGCTGATGATGAGCGTTCTACTTGTTCAACGATGAATTTATTAATAATTAATCCTTGTAAGATAAGTGATTGACCTAATTCAACTTCATCTTCGATCCATTCAGCTACGCCATACTCATCATTAGCAGTGAATTCAAATGGATGTGCTTGTCCTCTATAATCAATTGTTGCTGCTTTGAATGTTACTTCATCAGTTTCTTCTTCATTCTTAATAACACGTTGTCCTTTTGAAATTAAGTAAGTTTGTAATGTGAATTCTGCACCAAATTGAGCATTTTCAACATCTTTTACACGATTAACAAAACGAGCTTCAATTTGATTAGTTTCAACAACTTTTTCTGCTTTATTTTTATACATATTAATAGACATTGATCCATTTACGTTAACAACTGTTGCTTCTGCGTCTTCTCCAGCTTTATTTTCTGAAATGTCTTCAATTGATACATATTCTTTTTGCATTGTTTCAATTGCAGAATAACTTTTATTTTCAGTTTTAACACCATCACGCTCAAAATGTTTAACTGCCATCATTTTAGCTGTGTGTGTTTCACCTTTACCAGTTTCAATTCTTAATGTAGCAATTTTCATTGGGACTTTTTTAGCTGTTACTAAATCTGTTACCTCTAATGATTTTAATGTTCCTGTCACGCTTACTTTGTTTTCGAATTGTTTTTTAGTTTCTGCTTTCGCTTGTACTGATTGTACATT